CAAAGAATCACTTCTTTGTTTACTTATCAGATGAGGCTTGTCCTGCGTTCATGTCTATACGTCTTCATTTGGCCAACAAAAAGCGTAAAGAATTTTCACAACAAGCAAAAGAAAATATTCGTGAAGGCATACGTCGTCGCGATTTAAATAAACAAACATGCTAATATAATGGCTTGGACACAAACACAACTAGACGCACTTGACGAGGCTATTTCGCAAGGTGCGCTAAAAGTAAAGTATAGCGACAAAGAGGTCGAGTATCGTTCCTTAAACGATATGATGCAACTGCGCGATATTATGCGCCGTGACTTAGGATTGAACACTGCCGGCAGTCTTAGGATACTGGCCAAACACTCAAAAGGTTTATGAATTTTCTAGATAAGACAATCAGCTATTTCAGTCCATCGGCTGGAATGAAGCGCGCGGCTCAGCGCATGGCATTGGAAACCATCCGTGCTTATGACGGTGCAGCTCGTACGCGACGAACTGAAAATTGGAAGGCGACTGGCGCGGATGCAAACTCCGAAGTCAACGGCGTACTTCACACGCTTCGCAACCGCTCGCGCGAGCAGGTTCGAAACAATGTGTACGCTCGTCGTTCTGTTCAGGCGATCTCCAACAACACGGTTGGAACCGGCATTGTGCCAACTCCCGACAATGTAAGTCGCGCTGCTGAAAAGCGCATCATGGATTTGTGGAAGCGTTGGGCTGGTAAGAAGCGATGTGACCACGACGGGCTGTTGAACTTCTACGGAATTCAACGCCTTGTGATGCGTACCGTTGTGGAATCGGGCGAGTGCTTAGTCATTCGTCGTCGTTCAAACGACACAACACTCCCATTAAAATTGCAGGTCCTAGAGCCCGACTTCATCGATACATCGCGTTTCATTCCGAAGACGGAGCGAGGCGGTCGCGTTATTCACGGCATCGAGTACGACCAGGAAGGCAAGCGCACTGGCTATTGGCTTTTCAAAGAGCACCCAGGTGCGTTGAGACTTGGAGGTCTAACATCCAGCTTCGTGAGGGATGAGGACGTAGCTCACATATTTTTCGCTGAGCGACCTGGGCAGGTTCGTGGAGTTCCATGGATGGCTGCTTCAATGATCCGCATGAAGGACTTCGACGAGTACGAAGACGCGGAGCTTGTTCGCCAAAAGATAGCGGCTTGCTTTACCGTGTTTGTGCAGGACGTAAATCCGGATTCGTTCGGAGGTGGACAAACTGAAAACGAGTTAATGTCCAGAGTAGAGCCTGGAATTATCGAGATGTTGCCTCCTGGCAAAACGGTTTCTTTTGCCACGCCTCCAACAACGAACGGTCATGAAAGTTATTCCCGCAAAATATTGCAGGGTATAGCCGTTGGGAATGGTATCACTTACGAAACAATGACGGGTGACCTTTCAAACGTTAACTTTTCTTCGGGTCGTATGGGCTGGTTGGAATTTCAGCGCAACATTCAAGACTGGCAAACAAACATGCTGATCCCTCAGCTGTGCGACAAAGTTTGGGAGTGGTTCGCTGAGGCTGGCGAGATTGTCGGTAAGTTGAAAAAAGACACCGATGTAAGCTGGACACCTCCGCGCCGTGAAATGATTGACCCCGTGAAAGAAACACAAGCGATGAGCTTGCTCGTTAAGAACGGGTTCCACAGCTACAGCGAGGCTGTTCGTCAGCTTGGTTTTGACCCTGACGACACGATGGATGAGATTGCATCTGACTTTGCTAAGTTTGACGAGAAGGGATTGATACTTGAATCCGACCCGCGTCAAGGAAAGCTAGCGGCTAAGAAGGACGAGGGAACAGACGGAGAGCAGGCGGCTCCTACTTCCATCAAGGATATATTGGACGCTTACGGTACTGGTGTTCGCGCTGGTGTGATTACTCCAACGCTCGAGGACGAGAAGTTGATGCGTAAATTGGCAGAGCTTCCGGAAGCGACGACCGACGTTGTCAATCTTTGGACTGAGGATGGAGGCGTTCGTCGTCCAATCACACTCAAGTATGAGGAAGACGCGCCGGCACCAGCTGACCCTAATGCTGGAGCATCTGAATAAATTTCTTTAAAATAACTATGAATTGAAAAATTATTTATATACTTGCAACTAAATCAAAGCAAAATGCCAAAGATTAAAACAAACAAAGCAAAGGTTGAGCCTCTAATGTTGAGAGCTCAATTTGAGCCGTCTACGTACTCCGAGGAGTCGCGCACGGTCGATGTTACGTTTGCTACTGACACTCCTGTTCGGCGTTACGACTGGTTGAATGACAGATACTTCGATGAGGTTCTGACGTTTGGCCCAGGTCAAATGCGTACAGATCGTTTGGACGCTGGTGCTCCTTTCTTGGATAACCACAGTTCATGGGGTGGCGTTCGAAATACACTGGGCGTTGTTGAGGGCTTCTCTATTGAGGGCAACTCCGCACGCGCGACGGTTCGTTTCAGCAAGCGTGAAGAAGTCGACGGCGTTCTTCAAGACGTTAAGGACGGCATCTTGCGCAACATCTCGGTGGGTTACCGAGTGCACAAGTACGAAAAAGAAACGCGTGAGGACGGAGGCACTCCTGTCTACCGCGCTACCGATTGGGAGCCCTATGAGATTTCCCTGGTTTCAATTCCTGCAGACCCCAAGTCGGGAGTTCGTTCTGCGGATAGTACAGACTTCAATGAAGTCGAATTAACAGGTGAGGAACCAACCTCACAAAACCGTTCACAGCAAACAAATAAATCAGAGTTAATAATGAAAAGAGAACAGATCATCGCCATGCTCGCAAAGCGTGGCATCTCGGTTGATGCAAACATCACCGATGAGGCTCTAAATGCTGAACTCGAGCGTGCTTTGAATCCTGAGGGTGCAGACCCTAAGGCTGTTCAAACCGCAATCGAGAACGAGCGCAAACGCTCTGCGGACATCACGACTGCAGTTCGTTCAGCAAAATTGCCAGGGGACTTGGCTGAAAAGCTAATCGCTGACGGGAAATCTATCGACGAGGCACGTGCTGCAATCATCGAGGAATTCGCTAAGCAAGACCCGAACGCGGGAGTTCGCTCTCAAAATGTTTCTGTAGGTGAGGACAAAGACGCAACGATGCGCCGTTCTGCTGCAGAGGCTGCATTGGTAATGCGTGAGAACCCTGAATTGGTACGTGGCGATAAGAGCTCGTTCAAAGAGGAGGTTGTTAAGCAAGCACAGCAGTTCCGTGGAATGACACTTTTGGACATGGCAAAAGACAGCCTTGTTCGTGGAGGTGTTGATGTAAGCGGAATGGACAAAATGCAGATCGTAGGTCGTGCATTCACGTCTAGCTCGTCTGACTTCCCAGTGTTGTTGGAAGGTGCAAACCGCACAGTGTTATTGGCTTCATACGAGGCACAAGCTGACACTTGGAGACGTTTCTGTGCAACTGGGTCGGTTTCCGATTTCCGTGAGCACAAGCGTTTGAGAATGGGTTCATTCTCTGACTTGGACGGAGTGAACGAAAACGGTGAGTTCAAGAACAAGAAAATCACAGACGCTGACTTCGAGAAGGTATCTGTTGCAACAAAAGGTAACATCATCAACGTATCACGTAAGATGATCATCAATGATGACCTTGGTGCATTCTTGAAATTGGCTGGCATGTTGGGTCGTTCTGCGGCTCGTTCAATTGAGAACGACGTGTACGCGTTGTTGGCATTGAATGGTGGCTTAGGTCCGGTGATGGCAGACGGCAAGAAATTGTTTGATGCTGCGCATGGAAACATCGCTACTCCAGGAGCTCCTACGGTTGCTGTATTGGATGCGATGCGTCAGTTGATGGCTAAGCAAAAAGACAAAGATGGAAACGACTTCTTGGACATCCGTCCAGCGTTGGCTTTGGCACCATTGTCTTTGGGTTCTACACTTCGTGTATTGAACACAAGCCAGTACGACAACGATGCTGACAAATTCCAAAAACCAAACGTGGTTGCTGGATTGTTCCAGGACGTTATCGATACTCCACGTTTGACTGGTACGCCGTTCTACATGTTCGCAAATCCATCAGACGAGCCGGTAATCGAAGTGAACTTCTTGAATGGTGAGCAATCTCCATACATGGAAAGTGAGCAAGGATTCACGGTTGACGGTATGCAATGGAAGATCCGTTTAGACTACGGTATCGGAGCAGTTGGATACAGAGGTGCTGTTCGCAACGCGGGAGCATAATCAAAAAGGTAAGTAACGGAGGGGACATGTTCCCCTCCTATTTTTAAACAATTCTAAAGGCAAAATAAAATGGCACAGAATTATATCGAAAGTGGAGACGTTTTAGACTACACAGTACCAGCAGGTGAGACCGTGGTATCTGGTTCTCCGGTAATCGTTGGCGACCTTATTGGTGTTGCTCTTAGTAGTGGTACTGAAGGACAGGTTGTTGCTGTCATGCTTGAGGGCGTATTCGAATTGCCAAAAGCTACTGGTGCTATTGCACATGGTGCTACGGTATATTGGAACGCAACAACTGGGAAGGTAACCACTACGGCTACTGATAACACGTTGATTGGTTACGCTTGGAAAGCTGAAATTTCAGCTGCTACAACGATTCGAGTACGTTTAGTTTATTGCTAATAGGTCATGTCCAATATCTTCGATAGAATGCAGGATAAGTTGTTCAGTGTAACAACTGACACTTTCGGTTACGACGGTACTTGGACACCTCAAGCAAGTGGCTCAACGGCTCAAACTGGGCGCGTTCATTACAGACGCCCCAACGAAAAAGACATGATAACGAATGGCATGGAGTACATGCCGTTCGTTTTCTTCATGGAATACAAAGAGGGAGTTTTCAACGGCCTGCAGGAAGCAGTACGAAACGGAAGCCCCGAGGTTGTCACCATACAGGGTGTACAGCATTACGTCAGAAGCGTTTCGCGCGTTCATGACGGTAAGACATTACAAGCACATTTAGAACGTATTGACTGATGCAAGTTGTTTATTCACAGATCGAACAGGAAGTTGTTTCCTGGTTGGCTCCGCTATCTAATGGTGGCGGTGTAGACGTTGTTCAGTTGCCTCAGCTACAGGCTGAATTCGAACGCCCATTTTTTAAGGGGCGCATTACTATTGCATATAAGTCGTCGGACTTTGGGGACGTGAAGAACGCCCACCATATAGTCCAGGACGAAAAGATACAACTCGAGGCCATTATCCAAGCTCGAATGTTGCGTGGTCCTGATGGCTTGCACGCGATAACCGAGGCTGCGAAACGTCGTTTGCTGGGTTTCTCCCCAACTGACTGTTCAAAAATGCACCTCGTAAAAAACGGGTTCACGGACCACAACAACGAGGCGGCTATTTGGTCGTACTCAATGATATTCGAAACGACCTACCGCTTGGTAGAGGACGCCGAATACAACACGGGCACTCAGCTCGATGAGGTTTTCTTTGAATACAACGAAGAGCTTCCGTCAATCCCAGCAATTCCGTTCCCAGGAACGTACCCAAATCCCCCCGTGATTAACTACAAGGGCGACATCGCATATTGGGACGGTGAGGTTTGGAGGCGACTTCATCCAGGTGAACCAGGATACGTGCTCGCAACTATGGGGCAGGGGCATGTTCCGGAGTGGAAGGAGTCCACTGCAAGCTTAGCCTGGGACTCAACAAATTGGTAAATTTTAAAAAGCAAAATATATGGCACAAGTTATAAAAATGTATCGAGAGACAACGCTCCCAGGAACGTTGCAACCGTATTCAATTTATTACATCGCACCAGCAAGTAAGCCGAACTACGTTGAGATATACGTTACAAACAGCACAGGTGTAGCTCGTCGCGTTATCAACGAGGACGACATCAACACGCTGGTAAGCAACGCAATCACGGCCGCAAATGAGATCATAATCGTTGCCGACATTGCAGCTCGTAACGCATTGAACCCAACGAAGGTTGTGTATGTTTTCGTGGAGAACGCTACAGCGGACCCAACCGTTACAAGCGGTGGCGCAACGTACATGTACAAGGTGTCAACGAGCTCGTGGATTAAGATTAGCGAGGCGGAGAGCTTGGACGTTGTTCTTAACTGGAACAACATCGTTGGTAAGCCGTCGAGTTCTGCAGCTGCAATTGATGCGGCCGTGGCAAACTCCCACACGCACACCAATAAAACCCAGCTCGATAAAGTTGGTGAGGATGCAGGTGGTAACCTGACTTACAACGGGAATATTCCGTACACGAAGTGGGAAACGACAACTTGGTAATTTATGTCATTACTAAAAGTACATAAAGTAATATCTGCGCTCCCGTCTCCTTTGGAGGCGGACTCCATTTACATCGTTCGTGTCGGTGCTGGCTTTGATATGTACGTCACAGACACTACTGGTGCGATTGCAT